TTTTCTAAATTACTCATATAATGCTCCTTAAATATACTGCATTGATTAAACTACTGAATTGTACCGCCAAACTGCTCAAACACATCCATACCGTCTAATGTTCCACTCTCGATAGCTTCATAAGCATCTGCTAACAAGTCAAGTGTATCATCAATCGTTACAGAAGTCCCAACAGAGTAGGTGTTATCTTCAAACAAAGTGATAACAACTTCTCCAATTTTAGTTAATTCTTTTCCGTCCATCAGTGTGTCTCTTTCCAGTTATCGCCAACTTTATATTCACCTGTCAATGGACAGTTCATCTTTAATACAATACCAGCTTCTTCAATACTTTCAACCCCGTACTTACCCGTAGTTTCAGCATCTGCTTCTTTGACCTCAATCTGCCACTCATCGTGTACATTAGCCTTGAACTCATGCCAAATCTTAGCACGAACTAGCTTTTTATGCAAGATGACAACAGCCTGTTTCATCACTATCGCACCTGCACCTTGCAAAAGCGTGTTGAGTGCCGAGTGCTCGGAACGACAGAGTAGCTTCCGTCCGTCAAGACCTTGTAGCCGTCCCCTTTTAGCATACGCATCAGCCACTTTCTTTCTAAGTTTCTGTAAGCTCGGTGTGTTGCGTAGAAAACTATCAATGAGTTTTTGTCCTTCTTTCGCAGTACCTCCAACAACCGACCCGATCTTGGCACTTCCTGCACCATAGAGAAAGGCATAAATAAATGTCTTAGCTTGATTCCTCGTCTGCAGTCCAGCAGCGGTTTGATTCGCTGTGTGTATATCCCCTGATACAACTTCATTTGTATACGCATTGTCGTTCATATAGTGAGCAAGCATCCGAAGCTCCAAACCTGAAGCATCAATACCAACTAACTTATTGCCTTTCTCAACTGTCCATAAAGCTCGACATTCAGGACCATATACCGCACCACTGTTAGGTACTTGAGCCATATTAGGACTCATGTGGGTCATCCTGCCTGTCTGAGCACCGTTAGTTATTACCCTGCCGTGTACCCTACCGTCTTCTTTAACAGCCTCTAGCCACGATTCTACCTGTGCTATACGCTTCTGAAGCATTAGGTACTCTGCGATGGCTTTCGCTTCTGGGAAGTCGAGACCTTCGAGCGTGGTTTCGTCGACGATGACGCTACCTTTTTCGGTGTACTTGGTTGGCTTCCAGCCTTTCTCGATGAGACGCTCTGCGATCTGCTTACGGCTGCCGGGGTTGAAGTCGGTGACGATGTCTTTGAGCGGTTTACCCAGTTTACTAATGCGATTAGACTCGACTCTTGCAGGGAAAATACTCTGCATCGCAACCTGAATAGAATCCAGCTTAGTTTTAAGTTCAGATAATAGTTGTAGAGCGTCGACTTGATTGAGTTTAAAACCTGCTTTTTCTTGCTTAGTGATGATTGCTTGTACTTCATGTTCTAGCCTCTGTGATTGTGTTGAGAATTCTTGTGATTCTAATTCGTATGTTAAGTGTTCGTATAGCTTTTGTGTAACAAGTGTATCTTGAATACAGTAGTCTTCCATCTCCTGCGACCAACCAGCATCCCAGTCACAGAAGTCTCCTTTAGGAAAACCAAGACGCTGTCCCCACGCATCAAGGCTGTGTCCGTTTTCGAGACTTGGGTTTAACAGTCTGCTTAACACGAGCGTGTCGCACACTTGGCTCAATTTCGGAATAACTTTCCATGTCTCTTTCAGTACTTGGCAATCGAAGTTGATTCCGTTGTGCATTATAATCAAATCGCAACCTTCCAAATACTCTTGTAATCCACTTGCTTGCTTCCATACTTTTACCTCATTTGTTTCAATGTTACGAGTGACACAAAGCCAAATCACATCATGTCTACTGTTGGTTTCAATGTCGAGAACGATTTTCATGTAGTTATCTTACCAGATGTTCATACTGTTTTGCAACGAAGATTAGGTTAGCACCGCAACGAATTAGTGAAAAGTAGTTGTTTTCTTCCAACAAACTGCTTACCGCATCAGCGTAGTTAATCTTATCGCTACCGCCTACCTCAACACAGATAACCTTAAACGGATAACGCTTAAAGTCAATGCTCTTGAGAATGTCGTAGTCTAGTCCTTCTACATCAATCGTTAGAAAGTCAGGAACAGCTCTGTTTTGTAATATCTGAGCAACCGTCATTACTGGTAAGTCAACCACTTGTTTGATGGAGAACTCTGGATAGTCTTGGATAAAAGCATTGACAGTCTCAAAGTCAAAAGAGTTACGACCAGAATAGTTATCAACCATGTAGAACGGAATGAACCCTGATTCTCTACCGACACCAAAGTTCAAGTTAACATCGTGTGGTCGATCTACCATGAACTGTGAGAACAGATTAGGATTAGCTTCGACATTGATACCACGAGAACCAGCGTCATAGAACAGTTTAGTGTTGCTAATGTTGGTAGGGTGGTGTGCTCCGATGTCTAGGTATGAAGGATTATCAATACCCAAGCTATCGAAAACACAACGCATAACAATATCATCTCCGTGTTGTGCATAAGTTACTCCTCCGAATCGTTGGTCAGGGTGCGTCATTTAATAACCTCTCTAATACTGCTAGTTTTTCATCATCAGTCATTACATACCATCTACTGATCTCATCTTTAGTTCTACCGCAATCATTACATTCTTGAATTGTAATGTCGTAGGTGCATTTACCGATACAAGGTGATTTCACCATATCTGTTTTCCATTTCCATAAGTTGTTCCAGTTCGGCAGGTGTAGAGGTGGACACTTCCAAACCATTACAGATGCTCCATGCCCATCAAATCAGATTGTTTAATACAATAGCTAGGGTGTTTTCCTTCAACCAGTGTTGCTACCTGAAACATTGTTTCTTTTCCTATCCATCCGGTGATGATACCAATATCTGATTCTTCAAGTACTACTTGTATATACAAATCACAAGGACTCTTACGATGATATTCTGTAACATAAACATTACCTCTAGGGTTTCGTGTTGTCTTTACATCAATGGTTCTTTTGTTCCAAACTAAGTCTGTTGCATTTTTCTTCTCGTTGATAGTAAAGTCAGGCATCACGTTAAGATGTTTAGCCACCATCAATTCACCTGTAAACCCGTCAATGTCCATGTCATAAGGATTTTGCTTGCTTACTTGTCTATCGTAATTAAACTGCATAGCGTTCTTACGACGAATAGAACCAAACAAATCACACATTAGTAACTCATGTCTATTTAGAGTTACCTTCATTTTTCTTGAACCTGTTTCAGTAACGCTGCAATCTCAAGTGTTTGTATACGCAACGCTTTAATCGCTTCTTGAATCAAGTAGCACTCTTTAGCTGCATACGGATTGCCGTAGCGTTGGTCTAACTTCTCAATCAGTTCGTTCAAATCCATTTTGTAATCTCCACAATAATATAAGTTAACATTCCAAAGGCATATAGAGCCGTTGCTACACCTTCAACTAACACCAGCGGTGTGTCGTCTTGTATGTATCCTGCAGCAGTCCACAGACCACTACCAATCAATCCAAACAAGATGTTTAAAGGATAGACATTAAAGCTAGTCAACGCAATACCGATGAGACAAAGCGTTGTGCCATACCATTTAAGATTAGAAAGAGTCATATTCAAATCCTCCAGCAATCTCCACTTCCATGTCGCCTAAGTCTTCTTCTTTAATATCGGTTGGTGCTAAGTTCTCTGCCATGATGTAGCAGTCTTCTTCTGTGTTGCCGTAGCAAGTCACATAGTAAGTCTTAGTAACTTTAAATGTTGCAGTTAATCCTTTTGGTTCGCTTCTCATTTCTTTCTCCATTCATCAATAGCTACATCTAATTTAGAACCTTCTAACCAATCAAACTTCTCCATGCGATTGTCGCAGTTAACTACAATCGGTGCAACATCCTCAAAGCCGACATCCCATGCTGCATTGCGAAGCCAGAGATAGCGTTCAGCATTTTCCCATGTTTCGGTGTTGTCTTGAATCTTGCTGAATACATGAGTGTTGATATTACGTAGGCGATCAATCTCATTACAGAGTTCAGTGATGTAACGACGAGTAACATGGTATTCGTCTTTCTCAGCGTAGCGTCGTGCTTGTTTAACTAAATCTTCGTTCATAGTGTGTCCTTTCGGTGTAACTTTAGTACATTCTCTGCAAAACAAATCAACTGGTCGATAGAAGCAGAACTTTTCATGGTATTAGCTAAGTTTGAAATAACTTGTATGTTTCCTTTGACATATCCCAATTCTGGAATTATTTTATCTAACGACGGAGAACTCCACTCAGAAAACGGTTTTATTTTAATCCCTAAATAAGGACAGATTTCTGGAATTCTTATGTCTTCAACAGTAATCTCAAAAGGAACACCTTGTTTTTTAGCTCTTGTTTTTGCGTTTTGTAACAAATACTTATCTGGGTTTTTTCGTTTCCATTCTTTTTGTTTTTCTAAATCTTGTTGTGGATTAATATCATAAGCTATCTTTTTAGCTGTTTTAATACGAGTCAAGATTTTATCTTTGTTTTTTGCATAGTATTCCCTGCTTTGTTGATTAAGACGGTCTTTATTTTTTTCATGGTATGCTTTCGCTGTTTTTGCTTTTTGTGGTTTTTTTATATCTTTAGTGTTTTTATAGTATTCTGCAAAATACTCTGCTCTGTCTCGTTTCATAATATCTCCTAAAATACTAACTGTACACTAAAATGTTTCATTTGTCAACCTATTTATAGAGTATCAGCTACTTCTTGTAATCTCCCTGTCCTATCATCGTAAAACAAAGTACAAGCGTGTCCTGTATACCCCGTATATCGAGACTTTAAAACCCTTACATGAGTAGTGTTTCTCTCAATAATATCTAAAGCCTGACTGTTGCGTTCTGCTCCAATAACCGCATCAGATAGTTGAGCAATAGACGCTGACCCTCGAAGCATACCTAAACTGGTCACCGCCCCATCTTCTAAAGACTTTCCTTCGGGTCTTTTAAGATGAGACACAAGTAGTAAGCTACAGTTTGTTTCTTGTACAAAGGTGCGTAGCTTTGTCA